AGTTGCACTGGCCGGAACAGCGACCAAGACAATAAGCAAGCACCTCCGCGCCGTAAATACTCGGGCAACTGGCCGGGCTATCAAGATGCGCGACAAAGCGTTGACGGCGACCGCCTCATTGACAGCCGGGTTGACCAGAGTCGCAGAGAAACGACTGGCAGCCATGAACAACATAACCGGAGTTATAGCTAAGAAGGTAGGTAAAAAGCTGTCCGCAACCGAGATATTGTCGGCCTTGGCTATCAAACAAGCGGGAAAGAAACTCGCAGCGCGGGTAAGGGTATCGGCAAGCAAGAGTAAGGGCATACCAAAAGAGTTGGCCGCCGATCTGGCGGCCAATGGGACAACCCAAAAACAAGCTGGCAAATATTTAACTGCTGCGATTGACAGTGCCAGTGCCGCGCTCAAAACCATGCCCAAGACGTTCGTAGCACCATTATCTATCGGGGCGGCCCGGACATCAAAAACAAAAAAACGATTGATTGGGCAGGTTCGATTATCGGCGCGCTTTAGCAGGGCATTATCCCTGATACTGACAGCTGCGACCACGTTGGCCGGCACAGCAATAAGAGTTACCGACGCGGTGCTGACCATCCCGAAAGCGCTGACCGCCCAACTGAGGGCACGCGCATCCACCAGGAGGAAAATAGGCAAAAGATTAACCGCATCGCTGCCCATCGTCGCTCAGGTTGCGGCGGTATCGGTCCAGATCGAGACCATACTGCAGAGTGTTGTGGAGAGGCTGACCAGTATGGTTAACGTGAGCCGGGCCACGACATTGGAACAAGTCGAGAGAATCGTTGTACTGGAGGTGGAGAACCTGGCTAAAATCGGAGACACGGTAAGGCTGACAGCAAGTTTCTATTCTTTTTCCAATGCGCTGGCAGACCCGGCCAACGTCAAGATAACTATTTATGACGGCAGAAAAACAAAACTCGTAGACGGGGTGGCTGCCACCAAGAGTTCAACGGGCATCTATTATTACGAGTATCTTGTCCCGTCCACAGGGTTTGACCCGCTTACTTATGAGTTTAGTGGCACCCTTGAGGGGAGCACGGTCCTGGGTCGGGCCACCATCGAAAGGGAGTGGGTATGATGGCAGATGTGATTTACACCGCACCCACTAGCGAACCATTGACTATCGATGAGGCCCGGGAACACCTCAAGGTGGACATATCCACCGATGATTACCTGATAGCCTCGCTGATTACGGCCGCTCGTATATATTGCGAGAAATACCGTAAGCGGGCGCTGATTACTCAGACCCGCGAATTGTATCTCGATAGCTGGCCCACGGTTGATTATGTCGAGCTGATGTCGCCGCTGGCCAGCGTGAATCATATAAAGTATTTTGGCACTGACGGCACCGAGCACACCATGACCGCTACAGACTACTACGTGGATACCAAGTCCTTTGTCGGCAAGGTTGGGTTGGCCTATGGTAAGTCCTGGCCGACTGGCGCCTTGAGGCCGTTCCATGGAGTGGTGATCCAATATATATGTGGAGCTGCTTCGGCCGATGATGATATTAAGGCGGGGCTCAAGCTACTGATTGGGCACCTATACGAGCACAGAGAGGCCAGCATCGATACGGCGCTCAAAGATATACCGTGGGGCGTTGAGAGTCTGCTGGGGATTGATCGGGTGCCTAACATATGAGGGCGGGCGATCTGGACCAAAGGATAACCATTCAGACCAGCACTGATACCCGCGGCAGCTCTGGCGAGATGATACAGACCTGGGGGACGTGGAAAACGGTCTGGGCTCAGGTGCAGACTGTGGGCGGAGCCGAAAGGTTTTACTCTCCACAATTAATTGCCGAGACCAGCCATAAAATTAAGATACGTTATTTGGCGGGGGTGGTCCCGACAATGCGTATACTGTGGCGCGGCAGATATTTGGATATAACATACGTCGACGTAAGCCGACAGCGCGAGGGCGAGATGTACATGCTGTGCCGGGAGGCGGTGACGCCATGAGAATGAGGCTCAAGGTTGAGGGAGTACAAGCTGCCATGCTCCAACTGGACAAGTATGGCGATGCTTTTTGTGATCACCTGGGGCCGATAGTTTTAGAGGCGGCCGACATCATCCGTGACGATGCCAGGCGGAGAGCTAAGGGCAGCATCGCTCGAGCGATTGAGTCACGGGTTACCTGGGATCATAAAAAGAGCAAGGCGTTTGCTGCTGTTTATATTCCCAAAGGCTACAATGACCAATTCCAGTATTATGCCAAGGCTACCAACTCACAATATTATATTCCGACTGCCGTTGAGTATGGCCACCGCCCGCCATATAGCGACAAAGGGACCGTTTACCAAATAGCTTTTTATAAGCGCGGCGCCAAGAAAGGCTCGGCTCGGCCGGTGAAGTTTGCCAAGAAACTAAATAAGAGGATAAAGCCTCACCCTTTTATTCGACCGGCATACAAGTCCAGAACTAATCGTGCGGCGGTCAAAAAGACGATTGAAGATTTTATAAGCATACTCACGTTGAACTGGGGTGATGATTAGTGAGCTTCGAGTCGGACTTATACACATACCTATCAGGCTATACTGGGCTGACTGATCTGGTGGACGACAAAATCTATCCCGATCATGAACCCCAGACAGTAGCCGCTCCGTATCTATGCTTCGAGGAGGTATACCGAGAAAAGCTGTATAGTCACGTTGGGTATACCACCTCCAACATATACTCCGTAAAGGTATCAACTTATGCAAAGACTAAGGACAGCGCCTTGGCGATTGCACTCCAGGTCGCCACGGCCATGGATGCGTGGCCGGCAGCCAGCACAAAGGTAGGACATAGTTTCCAAGAGGGGCAGAACGGGGCGTGGCAGGACGGGCTGGACAGTTACTGTATCGATCAAGATTACCAAGTATTTTATAACGATTAAGGAGGAAAAGAAATGGCTTCAGCAGCAACCGCAGGATTTGGGGTAATAGTAGTATACAGCGGATCAACCGTAGGAGAATTACTTGAAGTTGCGGCGACCATGGTCGAAAAAGACCAGATCGACGTAACTAACCACGCCAGCACCAGTGGATACGAGGAATTTATCCCGAGTGCAATTATTAAAACCGGGTCGTTTACATTAAAGGCTAACCGCGTTAAAGCCGACGGTGGACAGGTGGCTCTAATTACCGCCTATACCAACGGGACCAGCGCAACCTGCTCTATCACCTATCCTGATGGGACCGCCCTATCGGGGGCAGCTTTCGTCACTAGCGTTGGATTTGATTCACCCATGCGGGAACAAGAAACCATGTCGGCAACCCTCAAATGGAGCGGAGAGGTAACTATTTCATAGGAGGCTTTATGATTATAGATCTAAAATATGATTTTAATGCAATAGCAGAGATAGAGGATAAATATGGCACCAGTATCGGTGCCATATTTGCGTCCGGTGATATCGGGTTTAAGGTCATGCGGCTGTTGGTGTGGGGCGGGATGTTACATAACGCCCCGCGCACGTTCACAGTAAAAGACGCTGGCAAGGTTATCAGTGAGTATATTTCTGAAGGCGGGACGCTGACCGAATTAGACGCATTAATAACCCAAAAGTTGATGGAGTCTGAATTGTTTGAAAATTTTACACAGGCGGAAGAATAGAAGACTTCCGCTTTTCGGATGTGTGGCCGGAAATACAGAAGACGGGTTACGGCCCGCTGGCACTGAAACCGTGGGAGTTACAGAGATTAACTCCGGCCGATTATAGGCGGATGGTAGAGGGGTATGGATGGCGCGAGGAACACGAGGCATATAAGAGGCGCTGGCAGGCGTGGTACGGAGCACTGCTGCCGTACTTCAAAAAGGTGCCATCCTACGAGGAGTTTGTTGATGGTAAAGATCAGCTGACCTGGCAGGAGTCAAAGTCTGTAATGTTGAGTATGGCAGCAGTGCATAACAAGGGGGTGTCCAAGGATGGCGAGCATAGGCGAGCTAGTCGTAAAAATAGGGGCTGATGGTTCCGGGCTAAAAAAGGGCTTACATGACGGCGCCAAACAGGTCGATGCCTTCGGGGCCAAGATGACCAAATTAAAGAGCTTTGGAACTATGACCCTCAAGGCTAAGGATATGACCGGTAACGCGATAGCGGGTGTACGCAAAAGCCTGTTCAACTTGCGTAACTTGGCCATGATAACCCTGTCGGTGGTGGGGGCCAGAGAGTTATCTAAGGTGACCGTCGGGGCGGCTATGGATTTCCAAAAGCAGCAGGTGTCGATGGAGCATTGGCTGAAGGGGAATAAAAAAGCCGTCGAGGAAGTTATGACCTGGTTGGACAAGTTCGCCGCGGCCACGCCTTTCGAAATGACCGACCTATTCCCGGCCATGACCAGGGGGATCGGTATATCCGACGGAGACATTAAGGCGGCTCAAAAATTGGTAACGATATCGGCAGATATGGCAGCACTCACGCCGGGCAAGACTGTCGGGGACGCCATGGAGGCGTTGGCCGATGCCAAGATGGGCGAATTTGAACGCCTCAAAGAATTTAATATGAAATACAGCAAGGAGCAGATGGATGCTGCCGGCGGATTCGCCGGGCTGATGAAGGACGCCGAAAAAACATTCTCGGGCGGTGCGGATAGTCTGAGTAAAACTGCGTCAGGTTTGTTGTCCACCATTTCTGATACGATCAACACTTTATTTCGCAAGACAGGTGATGGAGTGCTGACGTCGCTCATGCCCAGGCTCCAGAAGATATCCGACTGGTTTTCGGGGAATCCTGCAGTAGTAGCCCGATGGAAAAATCAACTGCAGTATCAAGCCAACCAGGCGGCCGAGAAACTTATGACGTCCTTTGAAAACGCCTTTGCTTACATCAAAGGGCATTGGCTGGACAATCCAGAGTTTCAGCAGCGAGACTTCCTCGCCAAAGTAAGTTTTATTATAGAGGACTTAGCGCAGCTATATGATAACTGGCTCAATAGTGGCGGTGCTGCTAAAATTGAGAGCTTCGGGCAGAAGGTAGGGACGTTCATTGCGGCGGGTATTAAGCAGGCCGCACCAGAGATCGGGCAGGCGCTGATAACGGTGATGTCTGCAAGCGGTACGGCTCTGGGCCAATATCTACTAAGCGCGACCTTTGAAGATGCAATAGTAGACCGCATAAATCGAAAAAAAGATGGCGTGTATGGAGGGCGGGGTACCGATTCGCCTAACAGCACAGTCGCCATCGTTGGTCCGGTCCAGTCTTCGGGGACCACTGGGTGGGCCGCCTTCCGTGAAATAGGCGGTCTTGCTAATGGTACTAATTCCTGGCGCGGCGGTTTAACGTGGGTGGGGGAACGGGGACCAGAACTGGTCAACCTGCCGCAGGGATCGCAGGTGATGCCTAACGGTCAGAGCCAGGCGTCTATACAGGGTGATTACACTGTCACCCATAAGTTTGCCACCCAAGACGGTAAGCTTGTCGCTAGCTTAGTGCAACAATTTACCAGTAATGACCGAAGGTATCCGGCCAGGGTATCAACCTTGCCTAGTATGAGTTAGGGGGCATCAGTTATGAGTTGGACGGGACAGGCCATTTTAATTAAAACATATAAACCCGGAATAATGCCGGCGGCCATTGTTGAGACCAGCATCCTTCCTAACGGCGGCGACTTCACTGCACTGGCGACGATCATCCAGCAGAAGGGGAGACCGCGCAAAAGGGTGCGGGGGCGGATATATGTGTCTACTATATCTGATTACGAGGACTACATCGATGACTATGTTGCCGGTACTACCGGGAGCCTCGACTTTGTTAGCGGGACATTTATGATCGAGGATTTGAGTGACCCAACCTATATACAAGACGACTGCATCTTTTTTGAATGTGGCTGGATCGAGGTGAGCTGATGCTTCCAGGCGTACAGACAGCAATAATGAAATCGGGGATACACGTTGGATCTACCCGGCCCACTTGTACTATTACCGTTGGCGGGGTGACCATCGAGGATGTTATATCCGTGAATATAGACCGTAACAAGGGCGCCGCCAGCCAAGCCACCTTCGTGGTAGATAATAAAGCGGGGGCCAAAGCCCCTGACCCCGGCGGTGGTTACTACCACATACTGTGGCCAGGCAAGACCGTCACCATCAGCTTGGGGTATGGCGGTTCGCAAGTTCTGTTGTTCACTGGATTAGTAGACTCATGCACGATGCAGAATCCGCCGGCGCATATAACCTGCGCCTGCCGCGACATGAGCAAGCTTGCATTGGATGCCATGATCCAGACTGACGTCGATGGCGTTAGGGTCTACGGTAAAACCTACCTGGACCAGACGCTGGAATACATCTTCCGAGACCTTGCCTTAATGGCCGGTTATGCGGCGGGTAATATCACCGCTAATACCACTGGCATCACTGTGAAAGAAATAACCTTTTCCAGAGAACAATATGCCGACGCTTTCCAAAAGCTGTGCGAGTTGTGCTTATTTGAGTGGTACTGTGACGAGGCTGGTAAACTCATATTCCGAAAGGCTACAGAGTCGCCATCAGTGGCTTACTCTTTTGCTGAAGGTGAAGACCTCCTCGATATCAGTTATGAGATATCGGATGCCCAAATTTATACCCGCATCTATGTAGAGAGTCGGGACGTGGACGGCAAACCCATATCGGCAACGGCCCTGCTGGATGAATCGCAATACACTCTGTCGCTGCAGAAGACTTTATTCATTGATGCCAATGACCTGGTCACTACTGTAGAGAACTGTCAGGCTCTCGCCAATTATGAGGCGGCGCAGGTAGCCACCAAAGCGCGCAATGTAAGCATCAGGGTAGTGGGCAACCCCTGGGTTCAGATCGGGGACGCAATTCAAGTCACGGAAACTACCACCACCATCAGCGAGATATACCGGATATTAGAGGTTAGTCACGATATGAATGCTGAAGGGTCTCCGATATTTAGTTCGACGCTCAAGTGTTATGCTTATGCGTCTGGAAGCTAGGGAGGTAGACAAATGGCTAATCTGGCCGGAAACGTGAAGGGGCAGACAGACAGGGTGCTGCGTCAATTCAAGGTCTATGGGGAGATCGTGGAGTATGTGACAGCCATCACGGCCGGGGCATCGATGACGGTCATCTTTATAAATAAATACCGGAATATACCGTGCTGCTTCACTAACCCACAGTGCACGATTACACTGACCCAAGACGCGAACGGTTTTTACATCGGGGCGACTTTAGTCCCCATAGATGTTGCAGAAACGTATAACTTTATGGCTATATGCTCGGGGCAGGTGATTGGATAATGCCTGTCTGGCACGACCCTTGTATCGACACCAGTTTGCAGTTGACCGAAGATGCCATCGACACCTATCTGGACAGTGATGGCGTGAGCATATTTCCATACCCGACAACTATATCCAATGCCGGTATTAACTTTGCAGCGCTGGATATAGGCACGGCTGCAATCGGCGCAACGGGCGATTTTATGTTCAAGACCAACATCACTGTCCCTGACCTTATTCTTCCGGAAGGTGACGGGGGAGTGCACGTATTTTATATAGATTTATCATTAAACAAAAGTCCAGATTACCTGGAACTATATTACCGTCAGGGACAGATCGCCAGTAATGTGTGGGAGTTGCCAAACATCAATCTATCGGTGGGTTCCACTGAGGTGTATAGCGAGGCCATAAGTCTCCCGCGCACTTTTGAGTGGAAGGTTACCCGCGTGGGCACTCTGTTGACTATGTATCTGGATGGTGTATCTATTTACAGTGGCGCGACCAGTGATTTTATGATTCAGAATATAAGTTCCAGCTGGGACGCGAACGCCTGCGACACATACGTTTATGACTGGTATGCGCCCAAGATCAATGACCTGTTTCCTCATCCCTG